AACCTGAGGATGAGAACACCCTTATTATTCAGGGTGACTTTGAGCAGGTGAAAGCTGAGATCGTTGAGAACCACCTCCAGCATATTAAGGTTCATACCGATCTCTTGATGAGTCCTACACTTGCTGCCCTGCCTCCTCACCTCTTGGCTGAGGTCCAACAATTCACTCAACAGCATATCCAACAACACCAACAAATGCTTCAGGTCATGACCAGTCTCGTTGGTAAATTTGGAGGGGGAGCCGATGGAAGCATTGGAAACGAGGGTCGAGAGGGCAAAGGAGCTCCGGGAGCTTCGGAACCACCCGGGGTGGAGAATTTACCAGGCCCACTTGGCCGAGCACTTGATACGAAAAGAAAAGGTGAAAGCGGAGGCTCTCCGCAGCTTGGATACTAAGGAAGCCATCCAACTTCAAGGCTTCATTGATGGTGTCCGTTATGTGATGGAAGAGCTTCCAGAACTAGTGAGTCAGTTAACCAATGAAAGGAGCCCTCATGAATGAGGAGAAGAAGGAAGAGACAAAGGTAGAGATTGAAGGTCAGGAGCTTGCTGATGATGGGAATCAGCCTGGTATCGAGGTGGACCTTACAAAACCTGAAGATAAAAAGGCTGAGGAGGCTAGGAAGCCTGACCCCTATGAAGAGCTTAGGAAATCCCAGGCCCGTATCGAGTACCTCAACCGTCAACAGGAGAAGCGTCTTAGAGATATTGAAGAGATAGCCAAGCGTTATCAATCTCCTCGTGAACCCGTCTTTGGAAGGACGGACGATAGAAGGAATCAGTATGATGAAATTGCCAGGGGAGACTGGCAGCAAGCCGTGAAACTCCTTGGAAAAGAGGCCGCCATTGAAGCCTACCAGGAGCTTGTCCAGAACTTTGAGGTTCAACAGAAGCAGCAGGCAGGTGTCAACGCAGTAGAGGAATCAAGGCGTTATGTCTTGGAGAATTATCCTGAACTGGCCAATGACAATTCCGTTGAATCTAAGCTCTATATGGAGATTGTCAATGAAGACCCTTCCATTCTTTCTTATCCACAGGGCTACCAACTGGCGATGCACAAGATGGAGGATCGTCTGGAAACTATGGGAAAAACTGTGAAGAGAAAACAATCTACCATTGATAGAGAGGTGGAGCGAAGGTTAAGGACCCAGGGAGGCAGCCTTCCTTCTGGGAGAAATCTCGGCTCTTCCAGGAAGATTGTCCTCACTAAGGATCAGGAACGCATTGCCAGAGAAGCTGGCATTCCACTAGAACGCTATGCTCAAACCCTTCAATCCCTGGAAGAATCAGGCCAGGTTGAGGCTTAATTTATGGAGGAAAATATTATGCCACCCGTAGAACCGGAGACAAAACCAACTGTGATTATGTCCGAACTTGACTCTGTGATCCATGAGCGGATGAAGTCTCAGCCTCAAACCCTCAAGGAAATCGAAGTCAAGAGCGTGAAGAATGAAGCCCCGGGTTTACACCGGATGAGCCTTCCCAGTTATTTTGAGGAGATGAGTTATGACTGTACCCGCGGGGAAACCTGCGAGCACCACCGTAAGGATGAGAAAGGGAATGTGCTGAACCGAGGGAAATTCATCCTCAGATGGCTTTACAAGGAGAAGCGCGCTATCGACTACGCCATGAACGTCAAGGGCTGGTTTCTTGTGAACCGCTCCTATTTCCCAGACGCTCCCCGGCATTTGTTCTCTGCCAATGGGGGTGTGGAAAATGGGGACGCCCTTCTGGCCTTCATGTCTGTTGACAAAGCCCTTCCACTCCGCACATTTCCAAGTGAAAGAAGTCAGGAACTTCTCAAATCACGAATGAGTCCTTCCAAGAAAAGTCCCGGTAAGCGTGTCGTCATGACGGGGAACCCAGGAGATGAAAGGTTCTATGAACCTGAGATGTCTGCTGAGGAAGCCAGTGATGAATCTCGTCCCGGTGAAATTCAGGAAGGACGAGACTTTTAAAGGAGAGAAACCATGGCCAATACAGATTTTCCACGTGGTCTCATTCCTTTGAGGTGGCCTTCTGTGCCTTGCAACTACTACGCGGTTGATACGACCAATGACATCTATTTGGGTCAAGCCGTATCGTTGCTGGCCTCTGGCTACGTCGCAGGAGTCGGGACCAATACGGGGGTGACTCTGGCATTGGGGGTGGCGATCGGTTTTGCAGGAACCAAGAAACGTGGTCTTGCAACCTCTGACCCCTTCCTTGATGCTTCAGACCTTACCCCTCCAACCCCTACAAGTGATACGGGAGACCGTTTTGTCCTTGTGGCGGATGACCCCAATCAGGAGTTCGTTGTCCAAGAAGACACGGGAGGCACTGCTTTGACTCAAGCCTCCGCTGGTGCTGCTTGCGATCTCCTTTTCAGGGGGGCTGGGGCCAACGTAGTGAACGGTAACGATGACACGGGTTGGGCCAACATCGAAGTGGACCGCTCAACCATTGTTACCACGACAGGTGCTTTTGTTCAGCTGATGAGACTTTATGACACCATTAACGTAGACGGCACAGAAAACGGTGTCGGTAACTACGGCAAATGGATCGTCAAGCTCCTCCATCACCAGAACAAGGGTGCTAATGTCGTACCTGTGGTCTAACGTAAAGGAGGAATGAACCAATGAACCGCACGCAGTTTAATAAGAGTGTGGTGCCTGGCCTATTCTCTTTTGCGAGAGACAGCTACGCACCACAATCAGGCGAAGGAGAAGTCTGGCGGCGCATTGTAGAGGCTTGTGGATCCGTCAAGAATTCTAAACGGACCTACGAGGAATCTGCCTACATTGCGGGGCTAGGCACTATCCCGGGTAAACCCGAAGGTGAGCCCATTGCCTACGACGATTTCGTACAGGGACCTACGAAACGTTGGATTCACAGAACATTTGGTCTCGGTATCAGAATCACGGAGGAGATGATTGAAGACTCACTCTACCCTGATATTCCTACAGATATGGAGTCTTTCTCTAGGGAATTGGGGATGAGTGCGCGTGAGACGATCACGCTTCTGGTCTTTGACATCTTTAACTCAGGTACTGGAACTACGACCCACACGGGAGCAGATGGGTTAGCCATTTTCTCCGGCTCTCACACAAGCCTCCGAGGTGGAACCTGGTCCAATCTCCTGAGTCCGGCTGCTGACCTGAGTGCAACCACACTCCAAACTGCCATCGACAACTTTGAGAATACACGGGATGACACGGGCAAGTTTCAAATGGTCAAAGCCCAATACATCCTCGTCAATCCCTCAAATGCGTGGAAGGCGAAGGAGCTTTTGAACTCAGGTTATGACCCTGAATCAGCCAACAATGCCGTCAACCCCTTGAAGGAGAGAAACCTTCAACTTCTCGTTTCTCCCTACTACACGGACACAGACGCCTTCACGCTTCTGGCAAAGCCCGCTATCAGTAATGGCGGTCTCATTGCTTACCTGCGCCGGAAGGTGACTTTTGCCCGTGATGGTGACTTCAATACAGGAGACGCTTTGTTCAAGGTGACCTTCAGGTTCTCGGTTGAAGTCTCGAAGGCAAATAACCTCTACCATTCGGCAGGGGCTTGAAAGAGTAAACGTGCTATGGCGGGAGGGGGTTCAAACCCCTCTCCTGTCCTTAGCGAGAGGAGAATCAAATGGCTGACTTTAGATTCAAAAATGGAATTGCTCTAGGTTGGTACGGTAGTCCGCTCTCCAGTACAAGTGCCAATATGCTTCTAACTCCTCAGGACACCACTCCTGATGTCACTCTGGGGAATTACTTCCTGACCAATAACACGAGTACAGTAGCTATCACCTGGTTTGACGGCACTCTAGCCGGTGGTTTTCCGGGTCCAGAGGAAGGAAAGGTCATCACCATCCGCTTCCAGGATTCCAATACAACTATTGTGAACGGTGGAAGGATGTTTCTAGCCCAATCAGGGGGTGCCTTTAGGTCGGGTGAAATTCTTTCACTCATCCACTCTGGTTCTGCTTGGTATGAACTCTACCGGGCTGAGAATGCTCAAGGGGTCATTACCGTTTCAAATGTCGGTGCTGCAGTTGTTGCACCTAATGTGGACGGAGTAAAGACTCTCATTCTCACAGCCACAGCAGCTGCGGTTACTCTTATCTCCTTCTCTGGAGGAGAGATTGGCCAGAAGGTTGATGTGGTCCAGAACTCCAGTAACGTGATCACTGTTACTACAGGCGGGAATATCCGGCTAGCTGGAACTTCGGATGTAGTCCTGAACGCCTCTGGAGCTTATCAGTTTGTTAAACGGGCGGATAATGTCTGGA